AGTAGGTTTTCACACTTCAGTATCATGGAGCGGAATGAAACGGAACATGCACTCATGGGCGCTGCTGATCTGAACACCTCCAATCCACCGAAACCATCTATCGACGCAGTTCACGAGGCGGCCCATGCCATCATGGGCGCGCTAGTTGGGCTAGAGAACATTGAAATCACGATGGAAGGTGAGAAGCCAAAGTGCAGGTTCTGTGGCAATAACGCACAGGTAGGGGCAGTGCTGATCGCTGGATTTGCAGGATATTGGGCAGACCTGAATCTCTCAGGATTGAAAGAGCAGGATTCGGGAACAAGGGCCACGAGCGATTTCGGCAACTTCGAAGACAACCTTAAGAAATTTGTCCCAAGTGAAGAGGAGTGGCAGCGGCAAGTGAAAAAAATCGGCGGAAAATCGGAGAGCTTGGTTTCTGAATACAAGGAGACCATCTTCGAGCTTGCAAGAATTATTGACGAACGAAGGACGATACTTGCGCAGGAGGTGGAACTGCTTGACTGCATAAAACGTGTGAGGCAGGACGGCCAGAAGAGATGGGAGAATCGAACGCTATAGATTTACCCCAATCTGGCTAGACAGATTTCGCTAAGGTGTGAATCCTTCTGCTCCATTTCTGCTCTATTCGATTTCTGTAGAACGGCGCTTTCAAAAGTCCCGGTATTCTCTATCGCCAGAACGAGATCGGGTGAACGCCATGTTCTTTGTTTTCAAATTGACGACCGTATTCCCAAGCTGGCAGTCGTCGAAGGGTATGTAGATGACGCGCTAACCATGCGCGAACATCGAGCTGCCGTAATCAGCCCAAACAATCCCACGCCATCCTAAATGGGGCAGGGCGCAAGCTCATTACGCTCAGTGACATCCGCTGATTCCAGGCCACTTGGGCAATTCGGTAGACGGCCCTGAAAAGGCCGCGCTCTCCCGTTTCTACTCGCCGCAATGATTCCAGCTCTGTACGAGAACAGAAAAAGATTCCTGCCGATCAGTCAGCCGGCACGTCCCAGCGCCGCCCACACCTCCAGCGGACTCCGGACCCTCAGGTGATCAAGCGCCTGCGTGGTCGAGTCGACTTGATCGTCATACTTGGTTCCCGGAAAACCTGTGATCTCGGTCACGTAGTCCGCAAGCCATGGGGCAATCCGGGGCAGGAATACCAGGCCGTTTTCAAACCATGCCGTCTGGGCATGTAGACGTATGATCTTGTCGTTGCCCGGGAGTGGCTGATAGGGCGTGATCCCAAATACGTGCTCGGCCTGCATATCTTGAATCAGTTGCGTTCCTGACGCTTTGTCCTCAATCAGAATCCTGTTGGCATTGTAACGACGCGCCAGTTCCATCACCTGGCGCTTCAGATCAGGGTAATTTAGCCGCCGGCGAAACACATGGAGCAGGTAAAGTTTCCCGTTTGCGCGACCCCAGGTCGTACATACGCTGTAGTCGCTGAGCTCGGTGGACTTATTAGCTGTGTCCCAGCTCTGGATGATGATGTCGAATCTCGCCGGCAGTTCACCCTGCTCGTAGTAAAGGAGCCACTCGGTCTTCACCATGGCACCACCCAGCGGAATCGGGTTCTGCTGGTATTGGCTGGAAAAGTTGTATTCGCCCATCCGCTCGCGGATGCCTGCCAGCATCGCTAAAGTCTCGCGCTCGGGATCAAGTGCCTCCCCTTCCTTGCGCGTGAAGAAGCTTGTCCCCAACGGGCCTTCAATGACAAAGCTCTCATCCCTCTCGGCAATCGCGGGGAAGGAGAGAACGTCCCATGGTTCCTGCTCGAGTACGTGTCCGATCAGGTCTTCCTGGTGCAGCCGCTGCATAATAATAAGGATGCAGCCCTTGGCCTTGTCATTGAGACGGCTGAGCAGGGTGTTGTCGTACCAATCATTGACGGCCTTGCGCCTCGATTCGGAAAGGGCCTCATCGGGCTTCAGTGGATCATCGATGATGATGAGGTCGGCACCGCGGCCAGTCAGCACGCCGCCAACTGATGTCGCCATGCGTGTCCCTAGATCCATGGTCATGAAGTCATGCACCACCGACCGTTCCGCCAACCGGGTGCGGAATAGCTGCTTGTACCAGGCACTCATCATGACGCTGCGGCAATCGCGGGCCAGCTTATCAGCCAGGTCCTGGCCATAGCTGGCGCAGATTACGTGACCGGCCGGATAATGCCCCAGATACCAAGCTACGAAAGCGACCGAGGCACAATGGGACTTGAGATGGCGTGGGGGCAGATTGATGATGAGTCTCTTGATCTTGCCCAGGCGACAGGCCTCCAGCTTTGTGGCTATTACCTCAATGTGCCGACCGAGGAACAGCGGTGTCTGAGAGTTCAGTTCATAGAATGAACGTTCAATAAAGCTGGTGAAGTCGCGACGAAGAATGAATTGGTAGTCCTCGGCAGACAGTTTCGTGGGCGGCATTAGCTTTCTCCTTGCTTGGGTTGAGGTGGCAGTTTGGTTTGCTCTTCGCTCGGTGGGTCTGAAGGAGGGCCAGGATCGAGGACCGGCGGGGCCGATTGCCAGATCCGCCGCAGTAGGTTGTCCATGACCTTTTGGTCTTCCGGACTCGCGATCACATCTTGGGGGCCAGAAAACTGGTTCTGGCTCTCATGGAACCTGGTTTCGTTCAACACAACCACCGTGGCCTTGGGATCGCCACCCGCAGCCTTATTGACGGTGTGCTTAATAATTGCCTCCAGCTTTGAAATCTTCTTGCGCTTGCCGTTTTCGGTAACAGGGATGGGTGTGCGCAGCTCCTTTTCAAATACCGTCTGGCAGTTCTTGGAACCTTTGGGGCGGCCTTTGGCATTGCCCGACTGTCCCGGCTTGAATTGCGTCTGGCGTGGCGGCTTTTTGTAGCCGATCGAGTATTTAGGATCATCCTTCTTATCAGCCATGCCGGACCTCACCTTCCTTGTTGTCAGTAGCAAGATCGTCGAAGCGCTTTCCAGTGGCAGCGTGGATCGCGTGGCCACCGGTGTGACGCTGCCAACGGCGGATTGCCACGTCGACATAGATCGGGTCTATTTCCATACCGCGGCAGACCCGACCAGTTCGCTCAGCCGCGATCAATGTCGAGCCGCTGCCAAGGAAAGGGTCAAGGACAGTGTCCCCACGCTCCGAGCAGTCGAGGATGGCATCGGCGACGAGGGCCACCGGTTTGACGGTTGGGTGCAGTGCGAGAAGATTTCCCTCCTCATTCTTTTGACCAAAGTGGACCGCGCTTGGATAGTTCCAGACGTTGGTCCGATTTCGTCCGTACTGACCTAGCTGAACGTTGTTTCGGTGTCGGGCTTTACCATGCTTAAACACAAATACCAGCTCATGTTGGCTCCGATACAGGGATCCCATGCCGGCATTACTCTTAACCCAGATGCATACGTTCTTAAGCTCCGTGTAAATCTGATTGCCCGCGGTCAAGAGTTCGAGTTGATGTCTCCAGTCCATGCAGAGAAAGTGGATCGACCCGCGCGAGCTATAGCGGGCTAGTTGGTTCAGGGTGGTCGTCAGGAAGTAGGTGAATTGCCCAGGCGTCTTTTCTCCCGAGGCCATGGCGAACTCCCGGTGGTGGATGTTGCCGTTTCCAGATGCGTGGCCGTCGATTTTGACGTTGTACGGCGGGTCAGTAAACACCACCTGCGCTAACCCGCCCTGCATTAGCAGGCGATAGGAACTAGACTCCAAAGCGTCGCCACAAAGAACTCTGTGCGTTCCAAGAAGCCATAGGTCACCTGGCTCGGTGACCGGAGATCGATCTAGATCTTCTGGCAGCTGATCGGCAGGATCCGACTCGCCTTCTGTTGGCGTCACCAGTTCCTCAATGCGCAGATCGATCTCGCCGATGGAAAAGCCTGTGACTTCCAAAGTGAAATCAAGGTCAACCGTCGCCAGGTCTCGGAAGATCTCGCCCAGCAAGCGATCGTCCCAAGTGGAGTTTTCCGTCAGTCGATTGTCGGCGATGCCGAAGGCGCGAGCCTGCGCCGACGTCAGGTGAGTCAGGCGGATGACGGGAACAACCTTCCAACCGATCTTCTTTGCGGCCAGCACACGCCCATGGCCGGCCAGAATATTGTTGCTGCCGTCAATCAGGATTGGGACGTTGAAGCCGAAGGTCTCGACGCTTCGGGCAATCTGCCCGATCTGCAAGTCGCTATGATGTCTTGGGTTGCGCGAGTCGAGCTTTAGCTCGTCGATGGATAACTGTTCAACTCTGAGATCTCGGGCACGGTCGTTGCCCATATTTCACCCCTGGGAACGCATTTGAGATAACGCGCGTTACAGGGGTGAGTTTATGGACGAGGTATTACTCAGCCCGGCTATCGTGATTTCTGCTGTGACGAGCTTCCGCAACGATACTGGCGAATCGTCCAAAGGTGATGGCCTTGATATGGCCATTAAAGTCGTACTTATAGTGCCACTTCCTGATGTCTGGATGCGATTCGTACGCGGCGACGCTAGTATGTCGGTCAAGTTCCGAAAACAAGAGAGGCCACAACGCCTTTGCCTTTAAATCTCGGTAGGCTGGCTTCAACGCCAACTCTCGGATAATCTCGTCTAGTGTTTCCCCGTCATTTCCGACCCTGCCGCGCGGCTTTTGAGCTCGCTTGCGCTGGGCTTCAACGAGAGACATCAACGGTTCTAACTCGAAGGCAATTTCTTCGAGCTCTGACTCAAGTGACTTCTGGTGGCGAAGCTGTTCCATCGGGTCCCTATAGGCCAGTGTCAATCTTGCATAGGCTGCCCTCCTCTTCTCCCTGTTCACTACGGCAGCCATAACGTGCTTGTTGTCCATCAACTTATTGATGAGTTGATAGCGAGCTTCCCAGAATGCGCGGTTCCGTTCGTTGATCTCAGCATGAGTAATCATGGCTAGGGCGTCACCTCGAAACATGTCGCAGAAAGAGGTAATCCGCTGGCCCCTTCCGCCGTCATTGTTACTAATTGACTTGATTATTGCCCAGAAGGAAGCGTCAATGGAGTGGGATTTCTCCCGGGCATTTCCGGAGTTAACATGTCCGACAGTCGCCCAATTCAGCTCGATTCCCTGCCCGGCATGAGCAGAGATGCCCTATCCTCCCTCTGGCACCAGCTATTTCAAACCGCTCCGCCTCGGCAGCTTCGTCGGCATCTCGTAGTCCGTATCCTGGCCTACAGGATCCAGGAACAGGCGTTCGGGGGACTGAGCGCAGGCGCCCGCAAACGCCTCACCCAGATTGCCCGAGTGGTGGAAAAGGACCCTGCGGCAGAGATCGCCTCTATTCCGGCCTACAAACCCGGAACCCGCCTTGTCCGACAGTGGCAAAATCAAACCCATGTCGTGACTGTCACAGTGAACGGCTACGAATATCAGGGTTCCCGATACCAGAGCCTGTCTGAAATCGCCCGTCTCATCACCGGGACCCGATGGTCCGGACCCCTGTTCTTCGGCATGAAGGCTCACAAAACCAAGGCAGGTTCCAAGAGGTCCAAATGAGCGCAGACCACAAACCCGTAGTTCGTTGCGCCATCTACACCCGCAAGTCGTCGGAGGAGGGTCTGGAGCAGTCCTTCAATTCCCTCGACGCCCAGCGGGAAGCCTGTCAGGCCTTCATCCTGAGTCAGCGCCAGGAAGGCTGGAGGGCGCTGCCGGCCCGCTATGATGACGGCGGATACTCGGGCGGGAATCTCGAACGACCGGCCCTCAAGCAATTGCTCGCAGACGTCGAAGCCAGCAAGGTCGATACCATCGTTGTATATAAGGTGGATCGGCTGACCCGCAGCCTGGCCGACTTCGCCAAGATCGTCGAGACCCTGGACGCTCGGGGCGTCTCCTTCGTTTCCGTCACCCAACAGTTCAACACCACTAGTTCGATGGGGCGGCTGACCCTGAACGTATTACTCTCGTTCGCTCAGTTCGAGCGGGAGGTCACGGGAGAGAGGATTCGGGACAAGATTGCGGCGTCGAAGCGCAAGGGCATGTGGATGGGCGGCGCTCGCCCGCTTGGCTATGACGCAAAGGAGAGGAAGCTGATCGTGAACCTGAAAGAAGCTCAGTTGGTCTGCGATCTGTACCGCCTGTACCTGGAACTGGGGTGCGTCTCCAAGCTGAAGAGCCACCTCGACCAGCAAGGTATCAAGAGTAGAGCCAGGATTAGCGCGGCTGGCAACCATTCGGGTGGAGCTTCCTACTCCCGAGGGGCTCTCTACCAGATCCTGAAGAACCGCCTTTACCTAGGAGAAATCGTCCACCGCGATCAGGTATATGCCGGGGAACACCAGGGCATCGTGCCGCGAGAACTCTGGGACCGAGCCCAGGCTCAGCTTAGGAGTGACAATCAAGGGCGCCGAATCGGCATCCGAGCCACAGCACCAAGCCTGCTAGCTGGATTGCTGGAGGATGCCCAGGGCAGCCGTTTCACTCCTTCTCATGCGGTGAAAAGAGGTCGCCGGTATCGCTACTACGTTTGTCGATCGGCCAAAAGCGATTTGGATCGCGCCACGGGGCCGACCGTTAGGTTGCCCGCCGGAGAGATCGAGGCTCTGGTTTTGGCGAGGTTGCGATCCGCGCTGCAGTCCGATCACGAGATCATAGATCGACTTGGCCTTGCATCGGATGCCCCGGCGTTTACTCAGCAACTGATTACTTCAGCAAGGAAGTGGTCGCTCGAGTGGGGTTCAGTCGTACCTGCAGACATTCACAAACTCGCCAGCAGCGCGATCAAACGGGTCATCGTGCGGGAACAAAAAGTCGAACTGTACGTAAGTCGTTCTGAGCTTCGCGCCGTCTTGGGTAGGGATCGTGGACCGAGTTCGGCTCAAGTACCTGGCGACGACCTCTTCGTTCTGGAAACCGCAGCAAAGCTGAAGCGCTGTGGCGGCGAAATCAGACTGGTCGTGCCACCCAAATCAGACGGCAAAATCGTCGAGAAGCCAGCACCTGCGTTGCTGAGGGCGATTGCACGCGCTCACGACTGGCGGGAGCGCTTGGCCGATGGAAGCCTCCACAACGGACGGTCGATCGCAGGAAGTAGTGGGCTTAACCAACGCTACGTCAGCCGAGTCTTGCAATGTGCCTTCCTTGCGCCGGACATTGTGGAAGCGATTCTCGATGGACGGCAGCCTCCCGATCTGACCGTGCGTAAACTCTGGGGTGATATACCCACGGACTGGGCTGAGCAGCGTAAGCGGCTCGGCTTCCTCAGCACTCGGTGTCTCGCAAAGTTGTAGCTTTCCAGCTTGCAATGCCAGCGAAACGTCCATCCATAGTCGGGGAATTCGCAGCGCCCCGAATCGTTGAAATGCTGCGTTGATTCCAGACTTTGCAGTTTCTTGGCGAAACGGGAACTTTTCGAGCAGTCGGGACGTCGCCCAACTTCGTTGACGGGTAGCGAATCGAGTCACGTTACCAGAGTTGCGATTGTACACGCTGCAAGCACATCTCAGCGTCTCGTGAGGATGGGATTGTTTAAATTCAGTTGCAGTAATGTTTGAATTGCACTGCAGCGTTTCGGAATTAGGCTGCAGTGACATGCGGCTGACGGCCGATCAGCCATCTTCCATTCAACGACCGAAATATACATGCTTTAATGCTTTAATGCCGTGGCAGTGCGTCAGTTGTGCCCCTCCTGCGAGCCAAGGAGGAAACTCTACGGCTCGCAAAGCTGGCCAGATCATCGCACGAGGCGACAGCAGATGGCTTATCCGGGTGTATCTAGGTCGATATCCCGAAACCAAGAAACGCAACTACTACAACCGAACCCACGACCTTGGGGGAATCACGTATATCCATGGGCGTGAAGTTCCGCTTAAGAATGTCATCAGCCCGCCGGGCAAGCATATGCGCCTCTCAAGAGTTGGCCCCCGGTCACCAATTGAATTGAGTACGGGCCGGAGGTTTTGAGCAGCCCTTCTCGGCTGAACGGAATGGGATTGGTTGTGGAGCAATTTCATCGGCCGCCTAGTGGCAACGCCGGGAGCGACCGTCTCGATGCGGAAATTGCGGTCCGCAAGCTATTTTCTCAAAAGTCCGCAGGACGTTTCATATCTCGCCTCTTGGTGAAAGATTCTTAGATTTCGTCAGGGATTCGGGTTCGGATAAGAGCACCTAGTCTGTGTGAGCGCTAGAGTCCTCGAACATCGGCTGGGCGTTCTCAATCTGCACAAATTGAGCAGCCTGCTCGCTTTTGGGCAGCGAGTGCGTTCCACAGGGCAAACGAAATACTTCAGCCGCAGTACAGACTGCTTCGAAAACACACGTTCGGCAACAGAGATAGTCTTCAAAGGGCGCGATTTCGCAGAAGGCGAAGTTATCTCCACCGCTTCGTGAACCGCACCGTGAACGATTGTTGGGCGTGATCCGGCTCTGCTTTGAGCTGTAGACATCTCGATGTGCGCAATGATGATCTGTGCCTGACTCAAAAAACGCTCGAGGGAACAGGACAGATTTTCCATACATTCCCATCGTTCCCTGCGCCACGCCATCCCGTTGGCAGTTGAGCCAATCATGATACGGGCATCCACTAACGGACGGCTGCGCGCGGAAAAAATGAGTTTGGCTACCCGTGAAAACGACTTGGTAGTCTCCGGCTTTGACCACTCCGGCGTGCGCCGAGAAGCTCTCGCTTGAAGAGTAATGCTCTTCTACGGAACACAGCGTCGGTACGGCATTAAGTTGCCCCTCGACAGCTTTCATGAGGCTGGTGGCGTCGTCATGAACCTGATTAACGTGGAATGACAGATGTTCGTCAGTGTATTCCGGGGGGAGCTGACGGGCCTTCGTTTGACCAGTGATTCGAATCCAACTGTAATCCGCGGATCGAACGAGAACGAGCGGAACGACAGTAATGATTGGAACATCTGACTCGCTGGCAGTTGGAGAGAC